TCAACTTTCTATTACTGGTTTATTTCTTAATGATATATTATAATCAAGTGTATTTTGACTATTTCAGTATTGATAATTAGGTAATTGAATAGTTTCTGGATATACAGTTTCTATTTTTTCTATTCATTTAATTTTATCTTCTTCTATCTTAGTCATCGGTTGTTTCATTAAAATATAAATTTATATCACTAAATTCAGGGCTTAAACTTGTACTTGATGTTAAAAGTTCAATTGCTGGATATAATTCATAGTATTGTTCAGCACATTCTTGAGCATTCATAGAATGTCTTCTTTTATTTATATTTGTAGCACTTCAAACAAGTTTATATCAATATCTTACTTTTTCACAATAAAACGAACTATCTCAAGTTCAACTAGTTTTTGTAAATGTTCAAACTGTTCAAGTTCAAGTTCAAGTATATGTGCAATGTAATATACAATATCAAGTCATATCTGTTACTGCATAAACTGTATAAGTATTTCAATCAAAAGTATAAATAGCTCATACTGTTGGAAGCGTTGTATCTGCATAAGGAACATTAGCATACTTTATTGTTCTATCATCATTTCTTGTATATACATTTATTTTAGTTCAGCTTACTATTTTTCATCAAATAGTTATTTTTTCTAAACTTTTTATATTACTTATACATTCTCAACTTATTGGAGGAAATACAATAAATCAACTCATATCTGTTCTTAGATTATATCATTGTGTTATTTGTATTACATCTTCATATACTCAAGATACCCCATTAATTGTTCAAGTATACGAATAAACTATTCTATTTGAATTTGATTCATTATAACTCATAGCACTAACAACTCATCATAAATGTATATATTCTTTAACTAAAGCATAAGGAAATCAAGGAGTATATTGTCAGTAAGTATATAATCATTTAATTCAAGGGATTAAAAGTCTATTTCATATTGTTTCTATTGCATTTATATAATTACTTTCAAAATATATTCTTTCATTACTTGAATTAGTGTTTTCTGTATTAATAAAGATATTCTGTAATTGGTATCAATTAACTAACCATAATCAAGTCCTATTTGAACTTGAACTTGAAGTAATTATATAATCTTGATTAGCCCAATTTGCCACATTAACACAATTTTTATCCACCCAAGTTATAACTCAAGTAATTGCAGTACTTATTCAGTCCCATAGATATTGTCTTGTCGTACTTCAATTTGAAGCATATATAAAAAATTGGTCTCCTATTCTTGTAATACCTTTTATTATATAATCTAAATCTATTGTTAGTACATCTGTTAATACCCAAGTTGACAATGTTGTATCTACTTCTGTTATTTTATTTCAGTTTCATATAAGTAATAAATTACTCATTATTATATATGGTGCTTTTTCATTGAAAACCTTAGAGTAAGATGTTAAATTAAGTTGTTTTCATTCTATACTATCAAAACTTCAAGCAAATCAAGTAAAAGGAGCAAACTCAACCACTTCATTATCTGCTAAAGCTGTATAATTAAATATAACTGTTTTTCAACTATCTGATGAAGTAAAAGTATATTTATTTACTCATCATATTCTTAATTGACAACTATCAGATGTTATAGTTCAACATAATACTTCCATTCTATAAGTAACTCAGGCAAGTGTATTTGTTGTATAACTTAAAGAATCACTTCATCATCAAGCTGTATGAGTAGCAAGTCATCAAGAAATAGTCCATCCAGCTCAAATAGTCCATCCAGTTGAAGATGAAAAGTCTCAATTAGATATTATTCAACTACTTAAATCATTGTAAATTCATAAACTAGCATAACTTGACTGATAAACCCATTGATATAGTTTTGTACTTGTAATTGCAAATCAATATTTAGTTATTGGTGTTGTTATTTCTCATATATTGTATCAACTTCAGTCTAAATCAGTAACATAAATAGAATTATCTATATCATTTTTAGATATATTTGTTATTTTTCAAGAAGAATGTAGCCTTAAAAAATTACTTCAATTATAATAATTATATCAAATAACTTTATCACTAGATGTTAAGTATTGATTATAATAACTTCATTTTGATAATTTTATTTTTTTACTATTTTCTCTCAATTCTACTCATTCAGCATAGTTAACGACTCATACTCATCATAAATTAGGGTCATTGCTCATTCAACCATATCATTTATTGTAGACTAATCTTTTCATAAAGTTTAATTAAATGTTATTTCATCACTTATTTCATCAGGATATTCATTAATCCAAGCTCACTCATCTACATCGTTCATTATAGCATCTAACGCTTCATCTCTTTTTTGTATCCGTCTATTTTCAGCACTTATTATTTTATCTTCTTCTACTCTTTTATTCTCTAAAGCATCTACTATTAATCAATAAACTAAAGCTGTATGAATATCTATAGGTAGTTTCATTTCTGCTTCTGTTGTAGAAAGTGTATAATCTGCTATATTTCTTATTCAAGTTAGTTTAATTCAGTTTGTTACTGCTGTTCTAGGTGCTGGAGCTATAAAATACGAGTTATCAGCTTTATAAAATATAGGATATAATTCGCTTTGATTTTCTACATAATAATCCCAATCTTTTTCTAGTTCGTTTTTCTCTACTTTTGTTGCTTTTATGTATTTAGGTGTTCATAAATCATCATAAGTTTCTCAGTTGTAATTTATAGCAACTCACTCAAGCAGTTTAGTTCATTCTGTTGTACTTGTAACTTCTGCAAGTGTATATTCACTTTGTAAAGCTACTGAGTCAGACTTCCATTCTTGCCAGTTTAATTTCTTCTTTTTACTACATATTTTACTCCAAAACTCATTCTTACGAGTATTAAGGTCTATTAAAGCATCAGCATTTGGATATTGTGATGTATCTGCTCCGGATTTCCTTCTCATTTGTGCAATTATTTGAGCTGTTGTCATAACTTATTTAAAAATAGATAAAATCTAGCCCACCTTTTCAGATGAGCTAATTTTTTATTTACTTTTTCATAGAGCTTCTTCTATTTTCATTTCTTCTTCTTGTTCACTCATTTTTTGAGCTACTTTTCTTGTTTTAGATTCTGATTTCACTCATTCTCAAGTTATAGATAAACTATCTTCATTAGCTTCTTTAGAAGTTCTTACTATTTCATAATCAGTTGTATCTGTTGTGTTGTTAAGATTAAGTAATTCTACTAATCCTGTTTTCTTATTTATTGCTGGTCTAAACATAATTATATAATTAAAAAATAAATTAAGCCCAAGCTTCTACTAGTACTCAAGTTGCGTCTGTAGCCATTGTATTTGAATTTAAGTCTGCAACTGTACCATTTCAACCTTTTGTATAAGTAATAGTTAATCAAGCTAAATCAGAAGCTGATGTATCAGCAACTGTTAATTCAACTAAATCATTTGTAACTCAAGGAGCAATAGCACTTACGGTATAAGTAGTTCAAGGCGTTCAAGTCTCAAATACTATAAATCAACCATCGTTAGATTTAGTTATACTACTTGCTAGAGCTAATTCACTAAGAGTTACTGTAATAGTTGTTGCATCATCTCTAGTAGCACTTACTAAAGTAGGATTAATTGTTTCATCAACTTTAACAAAAGAATAGTTATAATCTGTTCTATTATCCCATTTAAATAATGGTGCATCTGTTGGTTTTCAATCTTGTGGATTACAAGGATATTTTGTAGATGTTACAGTTCAGCTAACTGTAATCTCTTTTAATGTCCAATTTGGAATGTCAGTAGCCATTCAAAGTTCAGCTTCTCATTCATAGGTTAAAGCATTTGAAACTACATCTGTATTAGTTTGTTTAGCCATAGTCTTTAGTTAATAATAATATACAGATAGCCCCTTATTTCTAAGGAGCTAGATTGAATACAATTATTCACTTGCTCTTGCTTGTACTGGTATAATAATACCTCTTTCAGCTCCATCTTCAAATACTTTTAGCCCAAATCTAGACCAAGTTAAATATTCGTATGTAACACCTCAAGGTATTCTACCTGTAACAGATTTAACATTATCTCTCATTACCATATGTATAGCTCCATCTTCAAAAGCTGCATAATAAATAACAAATTGCCCAAATTTATTTGAAGAAGATGTCATTGTTTTTGCAAATGCTCAACTTCATCTATAACCTCTTCTTGATGTTAATGTAACAGTTCAAGTAGAAGCAGATGCTGTTAATCATCTTAAATATTTATTTCTATTTTTAGCAGATATAGCTACATAAGTTGTACCTGCTCAAGATGCTCAGTTAATAGCTGCTGTTAGGTTAGCTCAAGATGCTGTAGCATTAGCACCAATTAAAACTTCTCAAGCAGTTGGAGTTAAAGCATCTTTCATTGTAAATTCAAAACCATTGATAGTTACTTTATCTCAGTCAGTTGGTTTTGCACCGAAAATAAATGAACCAACACAAGGTAAGTTTTCACTTCTTACTAATTCAGCATAAGATACAGTTTTATTTGTATATCAAGCTGTATAAGTTTTATCAGCTAAAGAAAAAGTAGAAGCTACTGCATTTTGTCAGATTTTATCTACTCAAAAAGCATCAGTAACTAATACTATTTTAGTTTCATCAACTCAAAAATTGATTAATTCAGCTATTGCACTTGACATAGTATCAAAAGCATTAGTTTTAGCTAAAACTGTAGTAGAAGATATAGAATTGTCAAAGTCTAAGATTTTAGCAAAGAATTTTCAGTCTACATATTCTCTTAATAGTTTTGCAACATTTTCCATTGTATTCATTCTAATATTCCATCCTGCATCATCTTCATCTAGTCGGTCCAAAGTAAATGCAACCATTGGAGTATCATTGATTACTAGTGTTTCATTTCATAAATCTAAGTTATCATAAGTAGCTGTATTATTAGCTGAATATGATTGAATAGATAAAAACGAAGTTGTAGGTCTTGTAATTGTAGTTCCATCAGGCATATTTGCTCTTAGTTCTGTATTAGCAAGAGCCATAGCAACTGATTTTGTAAATAACAAAGCTGAAACAGTTTTTGCATATTTAATCTGATTCCAGTTTGTTGTAGCGTTTGAGTTAATTGCTGTCATAGTTTAGGTTTAAAAGTTAAATTACTTTAACTCTCATTTAGCTTTTAGATATTTAATATAATCAGCTGGATTTAGATTAATTGCTTCCTTTTCTTCTAATTCTCATAAAGATTTAGGTTTAGGTTTATAACTTCATCATATATCCTTTTTGATTATAGTTTCACTTTCTTTAGGTTTCTTAAGTTTATAAATAGCTAATGCTTCTTCTGGAGTTAAGGTTTTATAGTTTGGTTCACTTAGAACTTGCATTATTCATTCTTTATCTGCTTTAAATTCTGGATTTTCGATAAAAAATAATCTTAGTTCTAGGTCGTTATTAGTTTCTGGCTTTTTAACGGTTTGCTTCTTTAATTCTGCTATTTTTTTACTAGCTTTCTTTAAATCTTCTTTCCATTTTTTAGCTTGTTCGTATGTTATTTCTTCATCTCAAGCTTCTTCAGTAAATTCATCATTGTTTTCAGTTGTTGTCTCAACGGTTTCTGTAGTTTCTACTTCTTCTGTAGTTTCTACATAGTTTTCTAATTCATCCATATTAGATATTTTTTAGGAGATAATAAGAGATTTATTTAAAAGTATTCTCAAACTTCATATTACCTACCATTTCTGATAAGTAATAGAAATTTACGAATTATCCTCTTCTATATTTGAATTATCTTCTTCTTTAGGTGTTTTAAATCATTCTAAAGACTTCTCATAGAAATTATATACATTTACATATACATCAGCTCATCTTAACATTAAATCAGTATCTGTATAAACACTCATTGTCATTCAAGTTGCAAGTCATCCTATTTTATTCTCTATTAGTTTTGTATAATCTTCTATTAACCCATCTAAAACTTCTTCTAAATATTTAATTCAAGGTGCTTTAATTTGTTTAATATCTTCTTTTACATCAAGAACTACTGATAACATTTCTACTGTTGCGTTCTTTTCGTTATATTCTTGATTCTCTTTAAATCAAGGACTTGTATACATTGCAAATACTTCTTTTCTTATAGTTTTTTCTTTTGTTTTATATTTTTCCATTAATTCTAGATAAACTTTATCTTTCATTAATTGTGAGTACTCAGGTAAAAATATTTCTTTAGTAACATCTTTCAACATAGTTTATATGGTTAAGTAGTAATAGGTGTATTTTGTACTGTATTTTGGTTTCACTGCGACATAGTCTGTGATGCTGAACTAGCTTGTATTGCTTGCTGTGTTCAATTAACTGTAGAATTAACTTGTTTTCATTTTTCTATCCAGTCCATTATATGCGCTTGAAAATGTGCTACACTTGCTGTATTTTTATCATCTATTGGTTTTTGTAACATTATGTGCATTAAATGATTATCTTCTGGAGATATAGGAAAGAATATCCCATTATCTAGTATTTCATTTTCACTTTTGATTAATTCCTCTTCAGGTCATCAAGATAATCTAGTATTTATTTTACTTTTAGTAAGTCCTTGTGCTTCCGCTAAATCTCTAATAAGAAGTAATTTTTGATAATTATCTATTGTATCCATTGATACAACTAAGTTTACAAGGTTATTAATAGCCTGTAAATCTTTTCTTCTTTGCATTTCTATTTGAGTTTTACTCCTTACTCTAATTTTATTATATGCTTTTAAGTAAAAATCTTTCTTCTTTAATTCAATAGGAGTAACTCATATTCAGTTATCTTGTAGGATTATCTTTTTATCTCAATCTTCAAAATATCTTAAATATGCTTGATACCAAACTCTCATAAACTGTTTCTTTCATATATTTGCTATTTTCTCACGATAAGCAATATTTATATCTGAATTAGACTGTATTAATGATACTTCTGTTGCTGTATTATCTATTGCATCTTGTGTTCATCAAGTTATATTAGCTCAAACACTTGTACTTCTTTCTACTTGTTTATCTAAGTCTTGGTCTATTAATAAAGTATTATCAATTCTATCATCTGGTCTAAAAGCTGTAATTATTGAATTTAAATCTACTGCTCATTCTGTTTTTGTATTAACAGGGATGAATTTATTAAATCAAAATGCTAGTTGTGATTTAGTTATATACTTCTCATTATAGAAATACATAGGATATAAACCTGCTTTAGCTTTTTTAACTCTTAATGTTCTATTAAGTGCTTTTATCTTTTGTGGTTCTGCTGTATGTTTTACTACATTATCTCATAATGGATTATTAGGCTCGAATCCATAATACTCAAATGATATAGGAAATTCTGCAACTATATCTTCTGATGGGTCTTCATATAATTCTAGATGTAAAATTAAACTTCTTTCATTACCTAAAATAGCCATAGCTTTTCTTTGATTTCATTTTTTATCTTTAATATAGAAATAATGATAATAAATATCATAGTATTTGTTTACTTCTGTTCATCCTGTATTTAAGTATCATTCTAGTTGTTGGTCTCTGTATTTTGAAAGATTATCTGAGTATCAAACATTTAAAGGTTTAAGATTTTCATAATCTAACCGTTCTTTATCTATTCAGTAATTTCATACAAGTGTAATTATTCAAGAATAAGCAAAATTTCAAGTTTGATAATCTCAATTAGGGTCAGGTATCCAACTTCTAGGGTCTACATAATTAAATATAGGGCTTTTAGTTTTACCATTCCATCAAATTTCTATTTTTTGATAAACTCACATCAAATACTTAAATAACAGTCAATATAAATCAACTGCTAACATATCATCGTTATCATAATCTTGAGCTAACATTGAATTTAAGTTTTCAGCTGTTATTTGAGCCCTTGTATCATTACTTATAAACTCTCATCTGAATTCTTCACTTATTGAACGAGCTATTAGGGCGTTAACCGTAGCAAATGTAGTTTCATCTCATACATCTCAGTCTTTAGTTAATACATTTTTATAAATCTCAAAATTAGTATCTAATTCATCTCTTTTATTTGTCATAAAATGGTCTCACTCATCAAATTGAGTTTGTATCATTGAGATTAGTTCTCATTCTTGTATATCTATTTTATTGAAAAAGTCATTGTAAAGTTCTTTGTTTGTCTTCATAATGAGTGTTTATTAGTTATTTTATTATATTTTATGTAAATCTTTTGTTATTGCAAACAAAAATTAAAAAATCTTATCTTCTGTTTCATCTATTTCAAAGTCTCATAAAATTATCTCATCAAGTGTTTCGTATCATTCTTCATATATCACTTGTCTTGTTTGTTTTTGTTCTTTATCTTTTGTTTCTAGTTCTGTTAAGTACTCAAATATTATCGCACAATATCTAAAAGCATCTGCATAATGAGAAGTCCAGTCGTGTTCTGGTGTTTTTTTAAACTCTTGTCTATTATCATCCCATTCATATTTATATAAACTTAAATCATTTATAAATTCTTCTAATTCTTCATTAATCCGTACATTTTTAAATATAAGTCTTCAAGCATTTATTCAACTTTCTATACTATTCATAGGAACAACCTCACAATTATCTCATAATAATTTTATTGCTGTTGATAATCTAGTTAATCAAGTAGATACTTCCCTATGTTTTATGTCGTGAGGAAAATAATGTGAAATATACTTGTATGGTTTTCCTTTTACTATATCTGCATAATGCTCTAATCAAAATCAACTGTTTTTATAACTATCTATTATTCTAATTTCTCATCAGATAGCTTGAATAAATAATATAGTCATTGCATCACTTATTCATAAATCCCAAAATGTATAAACTCATAATCATTCCTCATAAATATCTTTTTTTACTCTTCATTCTTTTTGTGCTAGAGCTAGTTCTTTTCAATAAACAGCTCATCTCATAAAAGCATCAAAACTACAGTTATACTCTTGTTCAAATTCTTCTTCTGTCATTTCAGCTTTTGCATCCTTAATTTGTTCTTCATCTAATAATCAAGTATCAGTATATTTAAGTAATACAGTATAAAATCTATCATCTTTTTTAGCTCTTTCATACAATTTATAAAATGAGTTCTTTCATTTAGGTGTTCAAATCCAAGTAACCCATCAACGATTTGCATTAATCATAGGGAATATAATCTCAGAATAAATCCAAGATGGTTGCTGTGCATATTCATCAAAAATGACTCATCTAATGTCTAATCATCTCAATGAGTCTGGATTTTCTGCTCAGAATAATGTTATTGTACTTCAATTACTATAAGTAACCATTAACTCACTTGAATTATATGTGAATCAAGTAATTTGGTTTCAATACTTTTGTATCATTCTCCAAGCTATTTTCTTTGCTTGTTTGTATGTTGGAGCTATATAAGCATAATCTCAAACAATTTCTATTGCTTCAACTAATACATCTATAATAACTCAAACAGTTTTTCATCATCTTCTATGAACAACAAGAACATTAAATCTCTTCTTTTTTCTTTTATATTCTTTTTGCCATTCTCTAAGTTTTGATAGGTTTATTTTCATTTGTCAAGTTTGGCTTAAATACTTTTATTTATATCGTGTTTTTTCTAACTCACTTTTTATGAGTTATTGTATAATATATTACATTTCAATAGTTATTGTCATTTTTTCTTTATCTTTATCACTCATTCAAGCTAATGTATTTTGTTTGTATGCTAAATCTCTAATTCTAACTAATTCATCTTTTCTAACTTCTTCTTTATTCTCTATTCTATGTATTAAATCATCAACTAAAATAGCTCCTGTAATATCTAATAATTTATTGTTATCATCTATCATTTGAGCTATAACTTTGCTTTGTGTAACAACTTGTCACAAATCTTGTTTAATAATTCTACTTGCAGTCATATAATTTATACCTGTTTTTTCTTCTAAATCTCTAGTTGATAAATCTGGATTATTTAGTTTTGCTGTTATTACTTTTGCTTTATCTTCGCTTGATGTATTCTTTCATCTCATTTACTATTTAATTAAATGTTAAAGTTATTATAGATTAAAAATAAAATAAATCAAGTTTAAGTTAATTTTACTTTGTCTTTCCATATATTATTTAATTAAGTTATAGAGATATTCAGTAGGGTTATTAAGATTACTTCTAATTAAAGTTCAAGCCTCTATTAATCAATATTTTTTTTCAAACTTATCCATAAA